GTTTCATGTCTATATTTAGTCTTATTAACTTAGTTAAAATAGCTATTTTATAAATAATACTAAATGATAGTCGGAATATATAACTTAAGGAGTTAAACAACATGGGTTTTCAAGTATCTCCAGGCGTTAATGTAAGTGAGATTGATCTTACTACAACGGTACCTGCCGTCGATACCACATCTGCTGGACTCGCGGGTCATTTTGTGTGGGGACCAGTAGACAAGAGAGTTCTAATCACAAGCGAAAATGATCTAGTTAATAATTTCAATAAGCCTAATTCAAATACTGCGGATGATTTCTTTACCGCTACTAACTTTCTTTCATATTCAAATGCACTTCAGACCGTTCGTGTAGTACAGACTGGTATTTCTTCACTAGCTACGGCCGCAAGAAATGCTCAAACTAATGCTGCTAATACCATTAATACAGTTATTAAGAACGAAGACGATTACGATGATAATTATTCTACTGGTATTACAGGTGTTGGCGAATGGGTAGCTAAGTATCCTGGAGAACTAGGAAACTCATTAAAGGTTTCAGTTTGTGCTAGTGCTACTGCATGGTCAAATGGTGTAGCAGGCAACGTTGCTATTACTACACAAACAACCGCGCTTTCTGGTAATGGTACCGCCTTCTCCACTCAGTTCGTAGCTGGTGATCTAATCGAATTAGGCCCAGACAAACAGAAAATTCGTATTGCTTCTATTGGCGGTGCTACTGCTATTACACTAGAAGAGAAATATACTGGTAATACTATTTTAATTAATTCAACACAAAGTATACCAGCCAATGTAACAAGATTTTGGGAGTTCTATAATAACTTTGATGTAGCTCCAGGCACTTCACCTTTTGCTAATACACAAGGTGGTACGGCTGACGAAATTCATGTTGCTATTGTTGATGAAGACGGTAAATGGACCGGTACTAAAAATCAAGTCATAGAAACATGGCCAAGTCTCTCTTTAGCATCAGATGCAAAGACTCCCGAAGGTGCTAGTAACTACTATAAAGATGTATTGAATAGAAAATCAAATTACGTTTGGTGGGCTAAACATCATTCAACTAACACTAATGCTGGTAGTAAAGTAGCTGGTACAACTTTTGTTGGTGGTACTGCTGTACAATCAGCATCAATGGTATATGGTCGCGATGGTACTACACCATCTAATGCCGATTATATTAACGGTTACAACTTCTTTAAGAATTCAGAAGAAGTAGATTGTTCTTTCATTCTTGGCGCTGGTGCCAATCAAACTAGAGCAATTCATCTAGTAAATCAAATTGCAGAATTTCGTAAGGATTGTCTAGCTGTTCTTTCACCAGAGAAAGCAGATGTTGTAGATAACGCTCGTTGGTCAGGCGCTCAAACTGAAGATATTATTGAATATCGTAATACTCTACCTTCAAGTTCATTTGCGGTAATTGACTCAGGTTGGAAGTATCAATATGATAAGTTCAATGACCTTTTTCGCTATGTTCCATTAAATGGAGATAGTGCAGGTACTATGGTAAGAACTGATAGAGTTCGTGATCCTTGGTATTCACCTGCTGGTTTCAATAGAGGCCAACTAAAGAATGTTATTAAACTAGCATTTAATCCTAATAAAGCAGAGAGAGATGAACTCTATAAGAGTGGTATCAATCCTGTAACAGCATTCCCTGGGCAAGGTACAGTCTTATTCGGCGATAAGACAATGTTAGCCAAACCTAGTGCTTTTGATCGTATTAACGTAAGAAGGCTCTTCATTGTATTAGAGAAAGCTATCGCAACAGCGGCTAAGTTTACTCTATTCGAGTTCAATGATGAGTTTACCAGAGCAAACTTTGTTAATCTAGTAGATCCATTCCTTAGAGATGTTCAAGGACGCCGTGGTATTACAGACTTTAAAGTAGTGTGTGATGAATCAAATAATACTCCCGAAATCATTGACCGTAATGAGTTCATTGGAGATATCTTCATCAAGCCTGCTCGTTCTATCAACTTCATTCAACTAAACTTTGTCGCCGTTAGAACTGGTGTCGAATTTAGTGAAGTAGTTGGACAAGTCTAGTATAAATAGTTAAAAGATAAGGAGTTAATAAAAATGGCATTTAATATCACCGGGTTCCAAGGACAGTTGACAGGCGGCGGCGCCAGAGCCAATCTGTTCCAGGTGACTATTGACAATCCAGTTGATAGAGGATCATTTATTAAAACATCATTCATGGTACAGGCTTCTAGTATTCCTGAAGCTACCTTGGGTATTGCAACACAAAACTATTTCGGGCGTGCTATTAAATATGCTGGTAATAGAACATTCGCTGATTGGACTGCTACTATTATCAATGATGAGGATTTTCTCATCCGCGATGGTATGGAGCGTTGGTCGAATGCTATCAACGGTTTACAAACAAACCTAAGATCTCCCGGCCTTCGAACCGCAGCGCAATATAAATCCAATGCTACGGTAACTCAATTCTCTAAAGATGGCTTACCAATTCGTACATATAACTTTGTTGGTATCTTTCCAGTTACTATTGCTGCTATCGCACTAGATTGGGGCTCAAACGATGCCATCGAAACTTTTGACTGTACGTTCTCGTATGATTATTGGCAAGCTGGTGAAGGTGTTGTAGGACAAGTAACTAACGCCCTCTTTGGCTAATTCTTAATTATATTATAAAGAAATAGTATATTAGTAAAGAACGGCGGTTACTTTGTGACCGTCGTTTTTTTAATCATTGACTCAAAAACGTGTTAATGCTATAATATAAATAGAGATGTAAAACTATTCTAGGAAGTGTGATAGATGGCAGTAGAATTATTTGGTTTCACAATTGCTAAAAGTAAAGAAGAACAAGCAGCGAATACTGTAAAATCATTTGTGCCACCCGCACATGATGATGGAGCGGTAGAAGTAGCGGCAGGTGGCGTATATGGTACATATGTAGACCTAGAAGGCACAACTAAATCAGAAGCAGACCTTGTTTCTCGTTATCGTACTATGGCCATGCAGCCTGAGTGTGATAGTGCTATCGAAGATATCGTTAATGAAGCTATCGTTATCGATAATGCTATGCCCGTGGATATTATATTAGATGATTTAGAGTATTCAGATAACATTAAAACTAAAATTAGAGAAGAATTCTATAACGTATTAAAACTCTTAGACTTTAACGGTAAGGGTTATGATATCTTTAAACAATGGTATATCGATGGTCGTTTATACTATCATCTTATGGTTAATGAAAAGAAACCTAGAGAAGGTATCAAAGAACTTCGTAAAATAGATCCTAGAAAAATTAAAAAGATTCGTGAGAAAATTACAACTACCGACCCTCGTACTAAAATTACTATTGAAAAGGGTTATAACGAATATTTCATCTATTATCCTAAAGGTATTAGTTCACAAGCAGGTACACAAACTGGTATTAAAGTATCTACTGATGCTATCTGTCATATTACTAGTGGGGTATCTGATCCTAATAATCAATTTATCTTAGGCTATCTTCATAAAGCTATCAAACCTCTAAATCAACTTCGTATGTTAGAGGATGCAACTGTTATCTATCGTCTATCTAGGGCACCTGAAAGACGTATTTTCTACATTGATGTTGGTAATCTACCACCCGCTAAAGCAGAACAATATCTAGCTAATATGATGGCCAAACATAAGAATCGTTTAGTATATGATGCTAGTACAGGCGAAGTGAGAGATGATCGTAAATTCATGACTATGTTAGAAGATTTCTGGTTACCCAGAAGAGAAGGTGGTCGTGGTACTCAAATCGAAACTTTACCCGGTGGTACTAATCTAGGTGAAATGGACGATGTAGATTATTTCCGTAGGAAGTTATACAAGTCTCTTAATGTGCCTGTAACTCGCATGGAATCAGAAAATCAATTTAACTTAGGTAGATCTAATGAGATTACCCGAGACGAATTGAAGTTTTCTAAATTCATTAAAAGATTGCGTACACGTTTCACCCATCTATTTGATGAGCTATTAGAAGTTCAATTAGTATTAAAAGGTATTATCAATCGTAAAGATTGGCCTAAAATTCGAGAGAATATATCATTTGAATTTTCTCATGATAATTATTATTCAGAACTAAAAGAAGCAGAAATTCTTCGTGAAAGATTAAATCTAGCTAATGAAATTGATACATTTGTAGGTAAGTATTATTCATTAGCATGGATTCGTAAGAATGTTCTTCATATGTCCGAAGAAGATATAGAAGAAATGGACAAAGAAATTCAAGCCGAAGAAGAAGATCCTGATAGTCCTATGAATGATGAAGATGATGAGGATGATGAAGAACCGGAAACTAAAGAAGAACCAAAACCTGAGCCACAAGAAGAAGAATTTATACCTGTCGAGATGAATGAAGAAGATAAAAATTTAATCTCTAAAATGTCATCTATGATAGATAATGTAGAATTGGATAATATGATAGATAGAGAAATGGATAAATTAGGATATACCGAGGAAAAGGAATGAAAGACCTCAATTTAGAACAAGCTAAAATTTTAGAAGCTGCTGCAAAAATATCTAAAACAGAAACTAAAAAACAATTTTTGGTATTAAAAGAACAAATTAACAACTTAGAGTTTGCCCAAGGACCTGTTGGACCAGCGGGACCCACAGGATCTAAGGGAGACACTTCTCCATCTATTGTAGGAGCCACAGGACCACAAGGTGAAAAGGGCGAACAGGGTGATAAAGGTATTACATTACACGAAGCAGATATATTTGAAGATAAATTAATATTGAATTTTACTGACGGTGAAAAAATAGATGTAGGTAAAGTAATAGGTCCAAGAGGCGGACAAGGAAAACAAGGTGTAATTGGCGAAGAAGGTCCTATTGGAGTCAAGGGACTTAGAGGTGAATTGGGCCCTATTGGTCCTCAAGGTGTGAAAGGAGACAAAGGTGATAAAGGAGATCTCGGCAATACCGGTGATACCGGACCCATTGGTTTACAAGGAAATGTTGGAACTAAGGGCGATCAAGGCGAAAGAGGCCAGACAGGACAGTCAGGCACAACAGGAACGGCGGGAACGCCGGGCGGCCCTGTCGGCCCAATTGGTTCGAGAGGCGAGAAAGGTCCCGCTGGTCCAATCGGCCCAGAAGGCCC